GTTGAAGAAAAGAATTGTAAACCTATGATGTTTGGACGCAAGTAAGCCGACTCGGAACGGGACGTTCATCCTTATGATTGAAACTTTAATTGCCACTGTAATTACAGTATCGTGCGCAGACATTGACACTCTTGTCAATCGTGCTAAAGTCTATCCAGACATTAGCGATAAAGATAGACAGGAAGTTATCGATTTATATTATGACTTCGGTGAAACGCATGGTCTAGATTGTAGGGACGCAAAAGCCGACTGAAGGAACGGGAATTAAACCACCCAATTACTTTAGGAGCAACCAAATGGCACAAGTCACATATAGAGGAGTTAAGTACGACACAAATCGTCCTAAGACTTCTATGAATCATGACAAGACACTCGTTTATCGTGGTGTCCCAGTAAAAAACAAGCAGGAGGAGCTATGCAAGTAATAGCAGAAATTTCTCTAACAATGGTCGTTGTTTTATCTTTAATTTATGGAGAGGTTATGCTTCTTCAAATGAATAGGGGATAGACCCATGCTAAAAATCCATTTTAGCTGGGGTGCGACAGATCTACCAGAGTATGATCCTGAAAAACACGACCCCGACAAAGTATTCGCAATGCTATGTTACAGGGGCATCCATTACGCTAAATGGGTTTATTTACAACCATTCAATATGAAACACTGGAATCTGTTTGACCCTAGACAAACAGAGAAATAACATGTATAATACAGGAGACCTAAGGGTCTCCTTTTTCTTAAGGTAATACTACTATGAATTACAATAGAATAAAAGAAATAGCAAAACAACTTAAAGAGTTGTCAGCAGAATTAGATGATGCTATCAAGGAAAACCCAGATAGATATCTTGAGGCAGCATACCATAAGCCTGCAGCATCCCTATCATATGAGGACGTCATCGAATAATGGAAAGAGAACCATGGGACTCACCCTTAGATGACGAGCAGTCATCAACTGAGCAGGAGTCTGGCGACATCTTATTTGAAGACGAGCCAAGAATTAATTTATCATTTACAAAGTATAAAGGTTGAAAACACAAAGTGCTAAAGGAAAGGGCAGACGCTTTCAGCAATGGGTAAGGGACATGCTCATAGAGCATCGTAATGTACACCCTGAGGACATTGAATCTAGGAGTATGGGTGCGGGAGGAGAAGATATAATGATGGCAAGGGATGCCAGAGAAAAATTCCCATTCAGTATTGAGTGTAAGAATGTAGAGAAGTTGAATGTGTATGAAGCATATGCACAGGCAGAAGCAAACTCAGGAGACCACGAACCTATACTCTTCATGAAGAAGAATCGCAAGAAACCTCTAGTGGTGGTGGATGCCGAATGGTTCGTCAAGAATTTTAGGGCTTGACAATGAGTATGGCAGCATATATAATAGATGAGTTGTACCTAGCTAAAGCAATGGAGTATCAAGAAGACAGTGACTTTCTGATGGATGCTGTAGAAATACTAATTGACCAACTGCACCACTTAGTTAATGAAGGACAGATTGATGACGCTATAGTTGTCAGCGAAAGAATTCGTGAGTTGCAGGAGATGCAATGACCGTTGTCACTATGTTTAGTGTGCCCCTCATACATTATGAGATAGCAAACTGGCATATAGCAAAGAAGAAAATTTTAGATGCTCTTCCAGAAGAGTGTCCCGAGCATGCTGACCCCCAAGATGAAGGTCTGTTTACAGACTTTTTTTTAACCTCTGCAGCAGGAGTCACAGAGATGCCCGACTATTCAGCAACAGTGATTGATATCATTGAGCCATACTTAAGTGACTTCTCAGACAGAGCAAAGGTACAGTTGACTGACATGTGGTATCAAAAGTATTATAGAGGAGTGCAACATTCTTTTCATAATCATGGACATAGTGGGTGGTCGTCAATAATATATGTTGAGTTTGACCATGAGAAACATGAGGCAACTCGATTCATATCACCATTTAATAACGTATGGAATGGTAACCTAGAAATGTATACACCACCTGTAAGGGAAGGTGACATGGTTATATTTCCTTCCACTCTTGCACATGAAGCACCACCAAATAAATCAGATACAAGGAGGACTATAGTCTCTTACAATATGCAAGGACATGTTGAAACAGTTAAGGCAACTCTATTTGAAGACGGTGGTCTACCAAAGGTACGCAAGTGACAGATGAAATAGTAAGTTATAAAGGTAGATTCTGTGAGAAACATTCCGATTTTATTTGGGGTGACTTTATAGATGAAAAAGTAATTGAAGGTCTGTATTATTTTTGGCACAACCAAAACTTCTTAGAGTTTCATGAGGGACAGGTGTATACTGGTGGTGATACTTATGTTGATAAAGACTACAAGGAATCTACAGACTTACATATCCCTGTGAATCTCCGAATACCAGAGATTCAAAACTATATGCTTGCTCTTCAAGGGATATTAAATAAATATATTGAGAGGTTTCCTTTTAGCGAACTGTCAAGATTCGAGGTTAAAGAACCGCTATCAATGCAACACTACCCTGTAGGTGGTGGGTTTAAGCAATGGCATACTGAAAGGGCAAACTCTTCACCTGGGAATGTTTATAGACACCTAGTGTTTATGACATACATGAATGATGTGTCTGACGGAGGCACTGAATGGTATCATCAAGACAAGTATGTCCCCGCTCAAAAAGGATACACTGTTATATGGCCATCAGATTGGACTCACTTCCATAAGGGAAGAGTATCTAATACATTAGAAAAATTTATCATTACAGGGTGGTTTTCTTTCACATAGTGTGCTATAATGACAAGGTTATACAAACCACACATGAAACCTATTGTCATCACAGAGCGATTCCCTTACCGATACGTCGAAGCAGGGACTCTGGATAACGGAATGCCTGACTATCGCATTCAGAAATACAACGAATTCACAGACAGATACAGAGACATGTATCTTTGTGATAACGGTATGCAATTAGAGACTGCCATCGAAGACTTTGAATACACAAAGTGGTTAGACCCATCCGATGAAGTCCAAGCCTATATAAAAAACAATTAATTTTCTCACCATGTCCTGCCAAAATTTTGATAAAGCTGTACACTATGCAAAGGCAGCATTTACTGACGCTCTGGAAACCGAAGAGTTAAAAGACGAGACACTAAGTCTACTCTTCCACTACTATCAAGGACTCAAATCAATTAGAGACGAGATGCCTAAGCATGACCATGAGAAAGAGGAGGCAGGACCTATCTTTTTAAGCGATGGTATTGGCACATATACAACAAACTATACTGGTGATAATGGTATGACCTTTACACCTGACGTAAATCTAGAAGATTATATACAGTTTACTGATGGAGAAACATTAGAATAAGTTATATTACTTAAAAGAAAAACGAAAGACAGTCACGAAAGTGTCACACACCCCTTGACAAAGTTTACAATTTGATATATAGTATATACATTGTTACATAACTTAACACAATGACTACTGTAACCGAATCAGGTGGAAGACAAAACATGTATCCAACTGAACCAAGACCTTACCTCGATGCAGAGTATAAAGGTTATGGTCCTAATGCAGAGCAACTCAATGGCAGACTTGCCATGCTTGGTTTTACCACAGGACTTATATCATACATTGCCACAGGCAGTTTCTTTTTCTTTGGTATCTTAGGATTCTAAAGACAAACTATTCAAACTTATAAAGGACAAACAAATGACTCCAGAAGCAGAAAGATTTAATGGTTGGGCAGCAATGCTTGGCTTCGTAGCAGCAGTAGGCGCATATGCTACAACAGGACAACTAATCCCAGGTATCTTTTAATGACTGATAAAGAATCAAAAACAGTTGCTGAGAAACTTAACGGTAGATTAGCAATGCTCGGCATCATAGCAGGACTAGGTGCTTACTTAACAACAGGACAAATCATCCCTGGTTTCGTTTAATGTTAGAGGCAGATATTACAACTTGGTATCAAACTCTATTGTTTCCGTTTATGCCAGTCATAACCGTATTCTTTGTGAGTTTCTTAATGCTAGGTGATTTGCCATGGACAGACGATGACGATGATGATAATGACGGTGGGGGAGGTGTCATGACACCAGTATATAATTATGCTCCGCAAGGTGCGTAAGTATAAATACTTATGTAAGACGTTATGATTATTTTACAATCACTACTGACCTCAATCCCACCAGGCTCGAGAGACCTTCTTGAGTTTGGTTTTTTCTTAACCGTTGGCATAACAGCAGGACACGCAGGACTAATATGAAAACTTATCTAACTGCAGTATCACTCTTTGCTACAGTGATTGCAGCAACAGCACTAGCACCACAACTCGCATACGCACACGTACTATGAAACGCATTCCAATTAAAACTGTGCCATGGATATTCATCTGTGCAGTTACTTTAAGCACTTCTCTCGCAACAACATTTGTTTAACTATATAAAAGTAGTTGACAGAGGTTATCGTGGAGCACGAAAGGTTTGCTCTTCTTGGACTAATAAAAGGAGAGTGGATTACACTTAAGAAGTATTCCAACAAGACCAAACATAAAGCAGCATTCCTAGAGAATGTCTGTCACATAGCGCAAAAACACCTTGGGTCTCAATTCGAGACCTTTAAGGTTGTTCCGATGAATAAAAAACCACAGCAATACACATGAATGAAGTATCAGTATTCGTATATCTAACATTTTTCATAGGTATATTCGGTATGACCTTTGCTTTTATGTGGAAGATGATGTCTTCTACATTAAGAGACTTTGACAAACCACCAGTGAAGAGTTATAATGATGCAATGAGACCGTATAAAATTCATCCAGAAATGGAAGATGTTAACGAGCCCCTTTTAGTATTCAAACAATTACCCGATGAAGATTTATAACTTCCAGTGTGAAACCTTTACACCCTTCGCACCCATGTGGGATTATGTCATGGGAGAGAAGATATCTGAGGTTGATTATTATGATTTGAAGGAAGAGATTTTACAGAAAGAGAAAGAGATAATTAATAGGTATCCATACGAGCATGACTCCGACACAGGACTGGGAAGATTAAGTTTAACTTCTAGGTCTAAAGATTATAATTTGTTAGAGTTTAATTCTGCAGGACAATTAAGGAAAGACATTCGTTTACTGCATGATGAGTTTGTAAAGGGACTCGGTTTCAATTTTAATGGAAAAATATTTGTCCAGTGTTGGGCAAATGTCATGCGTAAGAGGCAAAAGATTAAGAAACACTGTCATGGTTTCGGACCTTATGCATATCTAAGTGGACATCTATGTGTCCAAGTCAATGAGGATTTATATCCTACCTCTACTCACTACTACAATCCATATGCAGTAGATCCATGGTCGTCTTCCAACGTGAATAATAAGATGACTATCTTTCCTTCATGGTTGAAGCATGACACTGACCGTGTCGAAGATGACGTGGAAAGAATCACAATAGCATTTGACATCATTGATGAGAGTGGTTATAATGTGGATGTTAGAAATGACATGAAATCTCATTGGTTAGAGCTATGATTCCTGAGTATAGAATTGATGATGACAAGCAAGAAACAAGAAGACTTGCTCTTATGTGTTTGATTC